GAGACACTCTTTCTAACTTTAATGTCAAAATGGGTGATATTACTGGTTCTTCTTCTGGTAATGATACTTCGTTATATGTTAAAGACTCATCAAGTAGTATTATAGCTAAAGCTACTAACGTAGGTATAAATAACGACACTCCTTCACATTCTTTACATGTAGGAAGTAATAGTGGTACAGTAAAATTTTCTTTAGCTTCTAACACATCTGCATTTGATGTAAACAATTTATTTAAAGTAGACACAGCTAATAATAAAGTTACTATTGATGGTGACCTTATAGTTGAAAAATCATTTAGCGAGGCTCCAGAAAGATATACTTTAAAAGAGTTTTTTGAACAGAGACCAGGAGTTAATGGCAGTGTTGGTATAGCGTTTAATAGAAACTATGAGATTACAGGAACAAACGCCACTGATAGTGATGTTACTTGGAATGCTGGAGCCGTAGCAGGATTATTCATTCAAACGGACGGAGCTTCTGGAGATGATATAATTGTTCAGCCTCATACGGATAGTAATCAAACTGCTTGGAAAAACATTGGATGGAACACTCGTAAATCTTTGATTTATGAATCTTACGTTCAATTTATAGATGTTGCAGATATGGCTTTCATGTCTGGCTTAAAATTAACTAACGCTTGGAATTATGCTACAGATTCAGACCAGGCTTATTTTTATTTTGCTACAGGAGATACTGTTGAGGGAGCAACAAATACTTTAACAGATAATACTAAGTTGCATTTTATATATAGTGTTGCTGGCACTGACTATATAACTAACTTAGGTCTCAGCGTGTCAGCTAACGATAAGTTAAGATTAAAAATTGAGATTGATTCAAATAGACAAGTGAGTGTTTTTGTAAATGGCGCTCAGTACGGTTTAGTTACTTCCGCTACAGCAGGAGGTGGAACAGCTGCTAGCTCTACTACAAAATCAAATGCTTTGACTGACGATACTGAGCTAGAACCTTTTACAGGTATAAGTGCATTAGCTGCTTCGACTAAAGCTTTTGGATTGATTTACAAAAAGTTAAGTATGCTTATATAAGCAATACTTTTATATATTAATTAAATTAAATAAAAAAATGAAAACAGAAGACCTTATTAAAGAGGTTGGTACATCTGTAATAGATTTGCTAATCGAAAAAAACAGAGCCTACGGAGATAGTGCGACTAATCCAGTAAACATATTTGCTAAGGGCTCCCCTATCGAAAATATCTCAGCTAGGCTAGATGATAAATTGATGAGAATAAAAAACAAAGGTATAAATGACCAGACAGAAGACACTGTAAATGATATTATAGGATACTTAATATTACTCAAAGTAGCTATGATTAAAGATTCTGATTCTGATACTCATAAAGAATATCAATCTTTATATACATCCTCATGGAGCTAGTAGAAGACATAAAACCTATAATTAGAAAGATTACTATAGGAGACATGAAGGAAGGATTGACTTATGTTGTTGGTCAAACAATGATGAGAGGTCAGTTAGAGGTAACAGCTATAATACAGGATGAGGCTGCTTGGTATAAGCATCAACAAGTTGTATATGATGTTTACGTCAAAAGAGACGGAGAGAGTTATTCTAAGCCTTGGAAAAGGTTTTTCTCTCAACCTACATCAATAGAGTTTGACATACAAGATAGAAGTGAATATAATATAATGTAATATGAAATTAATTAAAGATAGATTTTTAGTAAAAGTAGATAAATTAGAGGAAGATACTGTAAATATAAATGGTGTAGACATATACTTTGATAGCAGTTATGACCCAATGAATCATACTAGGCAGTATGGAGAAGTTGTTGTTATACCAGAAAATTTAACTAGCGACTCAATGGATGTAAAAGTTGGAGACAGAATATACTTTCATCATTTTATATCGGATAAAAAAAACAAAATAACAGAAGATGAAGATGGTAATAACATTCTTCAGGTTGATGCTGGACAAGTATATTGTGCTGTGAGAGACGGAGAGATTATTATGCAGAACTTCTGGTGTTTTGTTGAGCCTAAAAAAGAGCCAGAAGAAAATTATAAAACCGAATCTGGTATATATATAAAGACCGACATAGAAGCAGAAGAGCTTAGAGGTTATTTGAGACACGCAAATAATGAGATTATAGATTACGGAGCAAAGTTAGATGATGAGATTATATTCTCAGAAAACTCTGAGTATCAGATGACTGTAGAAGGAAAGGAGCTCCTAAGAATGCGAAACATAGATATATTAGCTGTCGTAGAATAATGAGTATAGATGTAAACAAAAAACTAGAAGAGCTTATGCAGGCTGGTTTGGAGGCTTACGAAATACTTGTTGAAGAAATTAAAAGACCTCTAGACGAAGAGTTACAAGATGATAAAAGACGTAACGCTATGAAGGCTAAGAAAGAATGTTTTCTTGACGCTAAAGAAATACTTTCTTCTATAAAGAAGATTGAGAATCAGGTCAACGGAGAAGATGAAGATGAGGTAGAGGAAGAGAAATCTTTTACTGCTGGTTTTGTAGAAAAGTTTGCCAAAAAATAATGTCTATGTTTGAAGAAATATCTGGTATAAAGATTGAGCTTCCTGAAAAGCCCAAGAAGAAAGATATTTTGTTTTCTGGTCTACCTAAGAAAAAACAGAAATGGTCTAGGACAGAATTACCTCCTGGATTATATCCTGAAACATCCTCTAAATATGCTGACTTTATAAAGCAGGAATTTGAAAGAAGAGAGAACGGTGTTTGGTTTATGAATAATGGAGTTCCTACTTATATAACAGGGGAGCATTATTATTATTTAAACTGGTGTAAATTAGATATAGGATACCCTCAATATAGAGATAGAGATAGAAGATTTTATATTTTCTGGGAATACTGCTCTAAAGACCCTAATTGTTTTGGAATGGTTATGGTTAAGCACAGACGAGAGGGAGCATCTTACAAGGGAGCTGCTATGCTTTTATATGAGGTTACAGCCAATTACAATGCTCATGGTGGTATTATTAGTAAAACTGGTGCGGATGCTAAATCATTGTTTACTGATAAGATGGTTTATATGTTTAGAAATCTGCCATTTTTCTTTCAGCCTATAATTGATGGTTCTGACAATCCTAAGTCTACTTTAAGTTTTAATCAGCCAGGACAAAAGATAAGCAAGAACTTTAAGACTGTAACTAAGTCTGAAGCACTTAACTCAAAGATTGACTGGAGAAACACTAAGGAAAACTCATATGACTCCGTTAAGTTAGTTAGGTATTTATGTGATGAGGCAGGTAAGTGGGTTGACGCTAATGTAGAGAAGAACTGGGAGGTTGTTCGCTCATGCCTAACACTAGGAGATAAAATAATAGGTAAATGTTTTATGCCTTCAACGGTTAATGAATTGTCAAAATCTGGCGGTGAGAACTTCAAGAACTTATGGAATGATAGCGACCCTAATGATTTAGATGCTAACGGAAGAACTCGTTCAGGTTTGTATCAATACTTTACTCCAGCTTATGATGGATATGAAGGATTTATTGATGAGTACGGCATGTCTGTAGTAGACACTCCCGATAATGAGCAATCTAAATTTATAGACAAGAAAATTGGAGCTAAGGAGTTTTTAGATAACATAAGGTCTTCATATAAAAATAATACTTCAAAGCTTTCTGAAGAAAAAAGACAAAGGCCATTTAGTATTGATGAAGCCTTTAGAAGTGACGTTAACAATAGTATATTTGATGTGGAGAGGATTTATCAACAGATAGATTATAATAACGCATCTAAAGGAATGACCGTTAATGGAGATTTTGTTTGGAAGGGAGGAGTTGAAGACTCAGAGGTTATATGGCAGCCTAGAAAAAATGGCAAGTTTACTATAGCTTGGATACCCCCAGAAGATAGAAGAAACAATAAAACAACCAATAATGGAAGAGTCTTTCCAGGTAATGATATTGAGGTAGTTGCAGGTTGTGACCCTTATGACCACGACACTACAACTGACGGAAGAAGGTCTGATGCAGCAGCATACGTATATAAAAAATTCTCAATGAGAGACGACTTTTCTAATGTTTTTGTATGTGAATATATACACAGACCACCGAAAGCTGACATTTTTTATGAAGATATGATAAAAATGTGTTATTTTTACGGCTGCCAAATACTTGTAGAGAATAACAAGGTTGGGATTATAAAGTATTTTGAACGAAGAGGATATAACAATTACCTAATGGATAGACCAGAGTCAACTCACACTTCATCAAGTAGAGCTCAAAAGACAAAAGGTATTCCTAGTACAGGAGCCTCTGTTATAGCTGCTCAAGCTGAAGCTGTTTCATCTTATGTTTATGACCACGTTGGAATAAACCAAGAAACTGGTGAAATAGGAAAGTGTTACTTTAATAATCTACTAGAGGATTGGAGTAAGTTTGAAATAGATAATAGAACTAAATATGATGCTACTGTAGCTTCTAGTATAGCTTTGCTGGGCTCACAGAAATACATAAAGCCAAAAAAAGAACAAACATTTAACATGAATCAGTTTGTTAAGAAATATAAAAATACTGGAATAATTTCTAAAAGAATATGAAAATTAAGTTTGAAACAATAGGAGGATACCCTACTCCTTTCGTGAGTAATGAAGAAAAAAAGTCTGATGATTACGGTATTCAGTACTTTAAAACAATGTATTACGACTTCAAGAAGTCTGGTGAATCGACCTACTCTTTAAGAAGAAGAAACATGAATACATCAAGAAAATATTCAGATGGAGTTCAGGATGTTTCTAAGTACAAAGACTTATTAGATGTTGAAGGAGATACTTCATTCATGAATATAGATTGGACACCTGTAAGCATAATACCAAAGTTTGTTGATGTTATAGTTGGTGATTTATCTAATCAAGATTTAGAGATAAAAGCTAAAGCTGTTGATAATATATCTGAAGACATTAGGATAAAGGAAAAGAACAATCTAATGTTAAAGATGATTAACAAAGATTTCTTGGCTGAGCTTACAGAGGTCACTAAAATGGACTACAACCCTAAAGGATTTGTTCCTGAGTCTAGTGAAGAACTTGATTTATATATGCAGCTTAGTTATAAGCAGTCTCATGAAATAGCCTTAGAAGAAGGGATAAAGTTTGTTACTCAGAAAAATGATTTTGAAGAAACAAAAAGAAGAATTTTAAGAGATTTAATTGTTGTCGGACAGGGTGCCATTAAAACATCAATATGTCCATCTAGTGGAGTTAAAATAAAATATGTAGACCCTATCAACTTGGTTACATCTGGTAGTTCTTCTCCTGACTTTAAAAATATTCAGCATGCTGGGGAGGTTTACAAGGTTACTATATCTGAGTTAAAGCAAATGGCTGGAAGTCAATTTACTGATGAAGAGTATAAGGATATAGCTACTACTTACGGAAAAAAATCATCTAACTATAATTCATCTACTGGTTTTGGTTCAGAAACAAATAAATATTCTGACGAGTATGATGGATACACTATAGAAATATTAGATGCTGAGTTTATGAGTTCGTATTACTTAAAATACGAAAAGAAGATAAATAAGTTTGGAGGATATTCTTTAAACAGGAGAAGCGTAAACAAAAAGATAAAACAAAATGAAAAAAGAAAAGTTGTTCAAAACACTGTTAAGGCTGTTTTTTCTGGTAAATATATTGTAGGAAGTGATTATATATTTGATTACGGATTAGCTAAGAATATGATGAGACCTAAGTCTAATCTATCAGAGACTAATTTATCGTATATAATTTATACTCCAAATATAAGGTCTGGAAGAAATATATCTTTAGTTGAGAGAATGCTACCTTTTGCTGACCAAATACAGTTAGCTCACTTAAAGATGCAACAGCTTTTAGCTAAGGCTAGACCAAAGGGTGCTGCTTTTGAAATTGGTTCATTGGAGAATGTATCTAAAGGAGACGGTGGTAATTTTACTCCTCTTGAACTTCAGGAAATATTTGACCAGACTGGTAATATTTATTTCAGAAGGACTGATGATGAGGGTAATCAGACTCAATCAATGCCTATCGTTGAATTAGAGAACGGTATAGGTAATGATATAAGTAAGTTGATAAATATATATCAGCATAATTTACAGATGATTAGAGACGTAACTGGAGTCAATGAAGCAAGAGACGCATCTAAACCTTCTTCTGACGCACTAGTAGGTGTTCAGAAATTAGCTTTATCAGCTTCTAATAATGCCACTAGATTTATAAATCAAGGATACCTTAATATAATTAAAAGAACTGGGCAGTCAGTATCTATGAGGCTTCAGGATTTATTAAAATACGATAAGCCATTAAGAGGATATATTAGTGCTTTAGGAGAGACAACTATGAAAAACATAGAGCTAACTAAAGAGGTTTCTTTATATGACTTCGGTATATTTATTGAGGTGGCACCAGATGAATCTGAAAAACAATTATTAGAGCAAAACATTCAAATGTCTTTAGCTCAAAAAGAACTGAGAT